GAGAAAACCAACTCGAAGCAGGGATTTTCCGGAGCTGCTGAGTTCTCTGGCCTTGCGAATGTCGCTGCGGATCTGCCGATTGATCTGCGTAAAGGAATTCCGCAGAAGACTTCCGGCTGGGGTCAATGTTACCTGCCGTGTGGTACGGTAGAAGAGCCGGAGGCCCAATTCCTGTTCCAGAGATGCGATCTGCTTGGTGACTGCCTGTTGGCTGATATAGAGATTCCGGGCGGCTGAGGAAAAGCTCAGACAGTTTGCCACCTCTAAAAATGTTTGAATGCGCTGCTGTAGCATCATGAATACCTCCCTATATTCCTATTAGCTTGATAGGAATATACAATTTAATAGGGTGAATAAACCATATAATCATCATATAATAACAAATAAAAATTGTAAATAAGAAAAAGCATTGTTTCTCTTTCTGGGATGCCCTCGTTATAATGGAATTACAGATTATAAATTAGGAGGAAAAAACGATGATCCATCTCGGAAAAGACGTAAAGCTCAATGTCTGTCCCATTCTGGTGACGCTGCACCATGACTATGTGTTTGAGGGGCCCTGCCGCATGGGCAAGGACTTCGAGCTGACCAAGGAATTTGATGACATGGCAAATGCAGAGCTGATCAAGGGGGCCCATGAGGAACTGGCGGAAAACCTCACCAGCCCGCATTTTAATGTCATGGAGCCCATCTGGATCGACCGGAATGAGGAATTCCTCGTGACCCCTGAGATTCTGGACAAAATGCTCCGGGGCAAGGATGATGTGGATATTTACATGATCGGGCCCATGGGGCGGCTTTCCGATTTGGTGATCGACTTTGTGCAGAAGGCGAAAAAGCCCATCATCACCATCCCGGGCCCCCAGTGTATGCAGACCATTCTGATCGCATCTACCCGTGCCAGAGGTCTGGAGAGCTATGCCTACCGCACATGGAAGGAGACACTGGATTTCCTGGAGGTGCTGCGGGTGAAGAAGATGCTGCGGGAGACCCGCGTACTCTGCGCCGCACGGTTTGGGACGGCTCGTTCCGTCAGTGATATGGGTAACTTTGTCAGTCTGGAGCAGGTGACAGATGTGCTGGGCACGCAGTTTACCTTCGTCAATCTCCATGAGCTGATTGACCAGACCCACATTGGAAAGTCCGGCGAAAACTATACCCTGCCCGGACGTGCGGCACTGAATCCCACCGAGGATGATGTGAAGGAAATGGAGGCACTGGCAGACGACCTCATGGGTCATGCGGTGGAATGCGACATGGAGCGGAAGGAAGTCCTGAGCTCTGAGCGGTTCTATGTTACCGTAAAGAAAATGCTGGATTATTACGGCTGTAATGCCTTTGCAGCCCCCTGCCCCGATGCCTGCGCCACCCGGCGGCTGAATCAGGAGCGGATGACCTTCTGTCTCACCCACTCTCTGCTGGGCGAGATGGGCATACCTTCTGCATGCGAATACGATATTCCCGCCTGCCTGTCCATTGCCATTCTCTCCTGTCTGGCGGACAAGCCTGCTTATATGGGGAATACCACCCACGATGCCAAAGCCATTGCCACCGGTCGATACGGCCTGTCTCCCTTCTTCCATACGGATATCAATGATTCCTGTATGGATGTGGTGAAGGCCGATCCTGACAATGTAATTCTTACATGGCACGCCGTTCCACGGCGGAATATGCAGGGGTGGGATGCGCCCAAAGCGCCTTATGCCATCCGGCCCTTTGCTGCCAGCGGTTTCGGCGTGACCATCCGCTACGACTTCAACCGGGATGTGGGGCAGGAAATCACCATGTGCCGGATTTCTCCCGACTGCAAGACCCTGTTTGTTGCCAAGGGTGAGATCGTTGGCGGTGTGGGCTTTGGCGATTACTCCTGCTCCGAGGGTGTGTTCTTCCGGGTCAAGGACGGCAACGACTTCTTCCAGAAGCAGTTGGAGGTAGGCAACCATGTTCCTCTGGTCTATGGTGACTGCTTCGATCAGGTTTGCGCACTGGGCAAGCATCTGGGCCTCAAGGTCATTACGGCGTAATGGAAAAACGGGAAGCAATTTTGGCACGGCTCCATGCTGCGGCCCAGCGGCTTCCACAGTATGAAAGCAGATATCAAAGTCTGGGCCAGCGGGATTATGACCATATCTACCCGCTGGTCCGGGGATATATTCTGGACCGCTTCCTGCTGACAGAGGAGATGTGCCCCGGTGAAAAGCTGCTGGATCTGGCGGATGTCAGTCTGCGGTATATGCTTGCGCTGAAGCGCATGGGCATTGATCCGGGGCAGATTTCCCGTTCCTGCTCCGGAGCCAGCTCCGTGATCTCCAAAAAGGTGCTGCTGATGAAGGCAGTGCAGGAGGTATTTCATGTTTCCATGACGCCGGCGGAATTTGCACGAGAAATCAGACGTAATGGCACAGCATAAAAATCATAATACTCTTTAATACGAGTATAGGCAGCCGTATTAACCGGAACAGTACGGGTAAACCAGTCAGAGGAAATACGATACTTAGTATCAGGTATGGCAATCTGCCAGTAACAAGGTAAAATTTCTCCAACTTTGGCTGTAAACAACTTTTTCGAACTTAAATCGAAAGAAGACCGATGGGTAGGAATTTTAGCTCGGTCTAAGGGATTAAAATCACTCATAATTAATAAAATTAAAAATTAAACCATACGATTAAATATATTATTAGCATCATTAAGCTTCTTATGCTTAATCATATCACGACAGAATGTTGCACTACGATACCGGAGTTGCTCAAGGAGTAGAACCGTTTCACATGAAACATCCGACAAGACATCACGCTCCTGCCCGTTCTGAGGCAACGCAAACATACAATCCGATATGTCCGGGTTAGCGGAGCGTATGTTGAATGCATCTCGTAAATTTTCATAATCCTTTTTCTTCTCATAGTCTATACCTGTTTTAATGATAAACATAATACGACCGGAATAAGCACTAATATCAGAACCGAAGAGAGGGAGACGCCAATTACGGAAGAATTTATAGACATATAGGAACAATCGATATAACTTATTAATATAAGATTCAATATCGACATCACTAGAACAGTTAACAAACCTAGTAAGACACCGAGAAGCATGTAATATAATCTTGTCATCATCAGTAAGAATAGGATTAACTTTAAGATATTGATAATAAGTACGAACAAGGCTCAAGACTGAATCCTGTTTATAGTCGATGAATCCATATTTTGCAATTCTTTGCGGCGTCCGGTGAACAGCACGAAGAATTCTAGCAACCGCAATACTATCGTCATTGCGAGCAGACGAGAATCGGGGCAATAGGGTACGGATATACGACATGGGTGGAGTTGACCGAACACTGATGCCGTTGAAGTTATAGACTCTTCCGTTAACGACAGAATCGATTTTTTGTTCAATCTGCGCATAAGGGTCTTCACCTTCCAAGAAATCACAACCTTTTTCAAAGAATCCAAGAGAAGCCCTCGACCGGGGTTTAAATGAGCGGCATGAGCGATATAATAGGGGAGCAGAGCTAAGGCTGTTAACGTAACTCGCAACGTACGAACTAGCTCCACCAGCGGAACGTTGGAAATCTGAACGACCGAGTTTCCAACTCTTACCGTGACAGTATCGTAAAACCTCGGCGACTTTGTCCGAGTTTGTGAATAATAAGAGATGATAATGCGGGCGGAAATGCACGGGTCCATACTCGCCCACAGCGTAGAAATGTAGCGGTTCATAAGAGCCTAATTTTAAAGATAAATGTTTACGCAAACGTTTAACATAATTCTGAACATCAACATAATTTAAGAAGGGAATAAGATTATCACGACCGTATTGCGAAGAAACGGGATAATCCGTTTTTTCAACGGCTTGCGTCTTAGTGATAAAACTACGAATAGCATCCATACTAAGAAACCAATTATCCCTAATAGGAACATATTCTTTAATCTCGCGGTCATACGGAACAGTACCCTGTACTTGTTCGAAAAAAATATGACGCAACACGGAGTTATCATCACATTGATACTCAGAAACGGGAATATATTTATGATATTCATCACCAAAATGAATATCTCCTGAGATACCTACAACGTCCTCATATTCACTATGTAGAACTTTACAATTAAATAAAGGAATATGTTCGTTATCATACGTAAGTGTCACAAAATAAGAATACTTAAAGGCACTTCCAGCGGTCTTCACACGCATGGACGCCTTTTGAGCACGCTTATGAATACAATAATCGCATTGACCACAATCCACGGCAATACGTGCACCAGTGTAACGATTAGTAATAAACGAACGATACTGACAATGGTCAACCGTTTTCAATAAATCAGGAGAAAATTTCATAATTATTTACGTTTATCAATCACTTGATGTCGATTACGACAACCAAATGAAATGTGAATAAATGTAGGATATAATATCAATTGATCAAATACATGAATATTATCCGAATAACTATGGATATGTTCAAGCAACCGGCTATAAGTAGTAGAGCCATAAGGCTTAATATCAATAGCCTCTCCAAACAAATGCTGCGAATTAGAGACGCCACCGGCAGCCTTATTTTCAGCAATAGAGCGCTTAGCACTTGTTATCGTAAAATGTAAGTTAAAAGACAACAGATGCTCAAGAAGATCCATAAGAGCACTATTCATAATCCAATAGCATTAAGAATATAACCAAGAGCTGCAGAAACAGCTCCAATCACAATTTTCCAAATATTATTACTTTTCATCGCCTTGAATTTTATTACCTTGAATTTTAGGTTCAACCTCAACAAAATTATTTTCTTCTTTAATCGAATCCACAATAACAATAAGACCCAACGGAGAAACTCGCTCAGAATAATTTCCAAGACCATTGAGAGAATTAACGATATAAGGCGAAAGAACATCACGACCAGTGTTTTTGTCTTTAACTGAGATAATAAATTTTTGCATAATTGTAAGTTTTTAAAAAATTAATAATAGTTGTAACTTCTAACTGGGGGCAAATATACAAACTATTTTCATAAATCCAAAGAAAACTATTTTTTTTTAGATTCTACCATAGAGTGTGAGTTGTGCGTTTATAGACAAGAAAAGGAGAAATCGAGAGGATAACTCGATTTTGCTTCGCACACAACTAGGGGCTTCGCTTAATTAACAAGTGGACGTATACAAGGGTGTATAGGCACGGCAGGTCAGATAGAACCTGCCTTTGCGCACTCCGTGCTAAAATACCGGAGCGGAACGCTCCTATAAAGAAGTCGCTCCGCTCCATTTTTCGATCAGGCCCTACGCGGGCGGCGGGTGCATATCGCTCAAACGCCGCGATGGGCTTTTAGTCCTGAAGAATGTTTACCGGCCGTTATAAATAGTAGTATTACGGGGGCCATAATCATTACGATAGATATTAGCACCGGGACGAAACGCGCCGATAAAATTACCAGCACCGGAAGCAATACTACCAATACCACGAGCAACAGATTCCCAATAATGAGTACGGCCTTGTTTACGAACCAAGTCTGCGCCATATTCAGCAGCTTTCTGATTCGCCATAGAAGTTTTATACTCCGTATGTTTACGAAGCTTAACATTCTTATAATCATACGTACTATCACGATATTGCAATTCATTAGAGGCGTTAGCTGCCTTAATCAAAGAGTCAGCCGTCTCGGAAGCTACACGATTGTCAATTTTCTTGCCGGAAGCTTCAGCAGCAGTAAGAATAGCACGCTGAATTTCAGTCTGTATCTGCTTCTCAGTAAGAGCACCTTGAGACTGAAGATTGGCTAAGGTTTGAGCCTTAATAAACAAATCAGCCTGTTGGTTCTGATCCATATATTTATTCATAACACGTTGAGCATCAGAATTAAGCAAAATCTGTGCTTCTTGAGCAGCAGATATACGTTCAGCAAACTGAGCATTTTTTAGATTTTGAGCCTCGGTAGACTGGTCCAAAGCAGCAGACACACGGCCTGTTTCCTTATTCCAATAACCGGAAGAGCCAATAGCTAGATTCTTCCAGTTAGTAAGACCTCTATAATAATCAGACAAAAGAGGAGTCACCGTGTCAGTCTGACGGGCACGAGCGCCTGATTCACCAGCAGAAGCCTCAGAAGCCTTAGCCTGAGCAAGAGAAGCAAGAGACTGGAACACGCTAGAAAAATTAGGCTTATAGGCCTGCATACTAGGAACAGGAGCAGCAGTAGCAGCAGCTCCGCCTGAAGCAGGAGACCTAGAACCAGCCATAGCAGCAGAACCTTGAACAAACGGATTCAAACCACGAGAAATCATAGCGTCAGGAGAATTGTAGGCATTATTCATGCCCCACATCTGTTGCTGCCAATCACGTTGGATTTGTGCCTGTTCTGCATTAAACGCGTTCTGCTCACGCATCATACGGAGATTAACCTTATTCTGATGATTCTGATTAACCATACCGACAACATTGTCAGTAAGATTTGCAGCCGAGGAAGCTATAGCATCAAATAGTCCCATTATTCAGGAGAGGCAGATGCGGAATCCGGAGACGGCGCTGCCTTTTGCTCTGCCAACATAGATTCGGCATAAGCCGATAGTTCAGAATTCTCACTAGCCAACTGTTGTAAAACAGCCTGACGTTCAGACATAGTCTGACAATGACGGGAGATAACACAATCAAAACGTTCTTCATCAGTCATACCATCCATTATAGTAGACTGAGTAGGATGCATTTGAGCAAGAATATTCTGAACATTCATATCACCAAGTAACCGGCGATATTTTTCCTGATTCAGCAAAATCTGCGTCATATCACATTGAATCAAGTCACCATCAGGAGTCTCATCGTACATAACCGAATCATATACAGACTTTTGATAACACGGGTTGTCCTCAACCAATTCAGGAACAACATCATTTTTAATGAAATCGGGATTTTTATAAGCAAAATTTCTCATAACGACACATAATTAATAAGGTAAACCATTTCTATCCAAGTTCTGAACAGCATATACTTGGAAATTAACATTACACAACAACTGGTCAAAAGCAACAGAGCAATTAGAAGCATCAATTTGAGGAACGAATATAGAATTCAGCTGTTGAGGACGAACTTTCATAGACTGGTAAGACCAAGCACCAGTGGAAGTCAAAACTTGCCAGCCATCAAGAGGAGCAGACCAAGACTGATAAGCAGCACCAGCACGGAATCCAGCGTGAACGGTATCAATATTAGATTTCCATTGCCAATAACGGAGGTTATAACCAAGAGAACCGGAAACATTACGGCCGGGGTTATTCTGAAGATTCAGAGCAGGGACAGCCTGCATACCAAGTTGGTCAAATGCAGGTTGCGGGAAGTCAGAGATAGCAGTCACAGTCAACTGAGGGGCTTGACCTGTTAAATTCCAGTCCAGCATAGGTACAGCGTGATAGACACACATAATTACCTGATGTTCAGCGCCACAGTCATAAGTAATAGTATGTCCGGAATTACTGGATACACCTTTACCAGCAATAGAAGCCTGAGAAGAATCAGAATCAAGATTAGTATTAACTACCTCATTAATGTTGATAACACTGGACCAACCACCAATATAATGTGCATGATTGCCCATGTACTCGGGGGCTTTAATACCGAATTGAGCAGCCATTTGGTCTGAATAGTCCTTACTACTAAACTGGACTACTTCTTTCCAACGCTGGAGGTATTCTGTAGCACGGATTGAGAGAGCGGAAAGGTCAGTATTGACACGAAGCAGGCTATCAGAAATAGTAGAGTTGGTTGAAGTTGTTTGCACAGTATTACCGCCAGCAGGATTACGAACAGATGAATTACTAATGCCATCAGTAGCACGAGCAAGAACAACATTAGTCGAAAGAGACCTATCAAGAGGCTGGAGAGATGCTACTGAGCCATATTGCGAATTAGGTAACATACCCATAAAATAGTCCTTCGGATAATTTGCGTAGCGAAGCTGAACCATATCCGTGACCAATCCAATACTACCAGATCCGGACCAATAGTCTACATTATAGGCGTAAGCTTTGTGCTTTTCCCATTGGCTGTTGCTGAAGAAATCATAATAAATCTTCTGATAAGCAAGGAACGGAAGAGCATTGACAATCTGCGAACTCTGATAAACCAAAGGATTATTAGCATCACCAAGAGTATCAACACCTAGATATTTTTTAGTAATAGCAGCCTTACCTGTATTTTTAGAATCAATCATAGAACCATAGCCAAGTAAATCAAGCAATTTACAAGAACCATAGACAATAGGCAGTCCTGCATCATCACGAGTATTAGGTTGGTCTCCAGCATTAGCGGTCTGAAGAAACACGTTAAAGAGGCTCTGAGTAACATTAGGTACAGAAGTAAGTATAGATGTATTCGCAGTAGAACTAGCCGCACTAGTCATATAATCGGTCATCTGTGTAAACGCCTGTGGAAGTGCACGAGAAATCAGACGTAATGGCACAGCATAAAAATCATAATACTCTTTA